AGGATTCCGTGACCAAGAGCATACTTAGCAACCATCAATGTACCTTGATACATGATTCCATAATCAGAACCAGATATCTCAGTTTTCATATCCATAAGTTTTACAGTACCAACTGCTGACTTGTGGAATACAAGACCGATAGTTTTGCTGTCATCACCAATGTAGGTGTTGTTTGAACCTGCAAGTTCGTTAGTGTCTGATGCACCAGGAGCTTTGTTTGTTTGAGGTACGTTGTTACTCATCATTACAGGAATACCTGCAACCATTTGTACTTTACCTGAAGCAAAAGATCCGTTGCCACCTGGGTTGAAGTCAACATCAACTGTTCTTGTAGCAGACTCAGCTAATTTGTAGTACTCAGCAGGTGGTAGTACACAGAAACGATCTGTTGTAGGAATGTCTCTTTCATCAAATGCTTGAGCAATGTCATAAATAGCTGCTGCTATCTCATCACCTGTTACGTTTGCTGAAGCAGTATTACCGTTAGCAAGTGTAAGAACTGTACCGCCAGATCCACCAGTAAGTGTGGTTGAAGCTCTGGAAGCATTAGCTATACATTTAGCTACGTTTTGATCGTATCTTTTTGCAAGAGCCTTACCTAGCTCAGTTGCATAAATCGACCTAATATCGTAATGGTTTTTGAGTTCTTCTAAATCCGTTACAAAACTTTGGGCGATTAATAGATCATCAATGCTGATGACTTTTTCATTTGCCAAGATTTGGTTAGCACCAACTAATGGGTTTCCTGGTGTGTGATAAGCCGCTGTAGCTGCACCTGTGACAGGGAACTGTGCTGATTTACCAGAACTGATTGTACGGACGTTGTGAAGGCTGTCGTTGAAAATGTTATTTTCAGAGAAAGCAGTCAGAACTTCTCCTGAGAAGACTTTAAGAAATAAAGCTTCGTAACCAGTACCAGAGTTGTTAACCAAACCTAAGCGTGAGACTGTAGCGTTAGCCATGAGTTTCCTCTTAGATTAATGTGTTTACTTTGGAACTTCCTTTAGCCCTTCCGTTCTCTCAGCGTTGTCTGACGCATCAGGCACTTTGATATTGAGAAATATTTATAGAAGTTATCAAAATGATAACAAAATTTTAGTTACAATTCCACTTTCTTAATGCTAAGGCTTTACGAGTAGGTCTTCCTTTACTATCTTCCATTGGTCCTTTTACTCCTCCCATCCTTGCACAGAAAGATTTCTTTCTACCCTTTTCTGTTTTAGATAGACCTGATGTTTTAGTAACAGGTCTTTTTAATTTACTACCAGTTTTTCTATTTATATACTTTCTACCCTGCTCTGATAAACCACCAGTGGGGTTCTTATGTACCTTCTTTATCTTGAGACTATCTCTTGACATTTTTCTTTTTAGATTTACGAAGGATCATAAGATCTTCTCTAGTAATTTTATCTCTAGGTTTTGCAACTCTAGCGATCTTACTTTGTTTTTTTGAATAAGGCATAGCTAACTATCTAGTAGTAAATACATCACTACCACCCAAACGTCTTTGTACGTCTTCAGTGTAAGTTACATCCTTACCATATCTAGGATCTCTCATTGCAGATACTACTTCTGCTGTAGATCTGTAAGGTGTAGGCCCACTAGATGCAGACTTGCCTGTTACTAAGTTTGGTTCAACTCCCATAGCGTTACTGTATTGAGAATAAAGTCCTTGTACTGCTAGTTTAATCGCTGCTGCGTCACCTGTCTCTGTTAAATTATTAAATGCTTCAACATCAGGTGCTGGTAAATTATCAATAGCCCAAGCAGTCATCTTGCCATAGCTATCATCACCACCAACAGAATCTTTTATACCTTGTATTTGTGTTGTTGCTATTTCACTAGCATCAACATCACCACCTCTTAATCCATCAAGGTATGTATTTATAACTTGTCTAGAAAAACCTGCACCTTCTAACTTGGTGTAATCATCTTCTGATATTTCACCAGATTCTTGAAAGCGATCTGATATATCTTGTGGATCTATTTGTGCTTCAGTTAATACTTCAGCTAGACCTTCACCATAGTATTCATTAGCATCAAAGTCTGTTGCTTCTGTTTCTTCAGCAGCTTCTTCTGTTGCTGTTTCTTCCTGTGTTTGACTACCAAGCTTACCTTCTAGTTCTCTATAACTAGCAGCCAAGTCTTCAACAGATTTAAACTTACCAAGTATAAGACCATTTTCATCAGTCTCATTTTGAGCAAGAGTTTGTAAGTCTTCTTGGGACATTGGAGCAGTTTCGTTAACTGCAACTTGTGATTGGGCCATAATAAGTTACCTAGTTATATGTAATTGTATTACCATTTTTGGTTTTGACTATCTTTGGTTCTGTAGGAACAGGATCGTCATTAACTCCTAGTCTACTGACAACAGCTTTTGACGTGTCAGTTTCTGGTTTAGGATCAGGCTTCTTGTTGGGCATCAGCTTCCTCTGTTAGTTGTTGTGCATTAGCATTTTTTTGTGGATCAAGTAGTGGAGATCCAAGAGCAGCAGGTCCAAGATGTTGAATCAACTGCTGCTGTTGCATTTGTTCCATCTCAGCCTGTATCTCTTCTGGTGTCTTAACTAGGTTAGCAGTATCAATACCGATAGAGTTTGCTAGTCGTTTTATCGCTTCATCTACATTCATGTACTGACGCATGATGTCTGGACCTAAAGCTTGCGATACCGTTCCAATAAATTCAACAAGCTTATTACGATCATTACCTCTACCAAGACCTTGTACACCTGTAACGATCTTAGGCTTAACTAACTTCTCAGGTAACTTAGGAGCTTTACCAGATCTAACTAGCATGTGCATCCTACGTTTCAAATAACTAAGTTGAAATTCCTGAGTCAGGATGCTGTAAATACCACCAAGACTATTCTCTAGTTCGTTAGCCATCATGGTAACTTCTGCTGCTGTTACTCTTTCAGCATCTCTTTGTACAGACCTAGCCATAAGGAAGGCATACTCTAGTCTTGATTCTATTCTTTGTATTGCAGAGAAAGATACTTGGAAATCTCCACCTTTGTTTACCTGCATCACAGAAATATCCGCAGCAGATCCTTCTCGTATAGCACCGTTAGGAGCTTTGGCTAGAGTAGCTGCTCTCGTTACACCATTAGGATTTACAAGGAATAGAGTCTTAGCTGATGCAGCAGCACCTTCGATTATTGCTTGCATCAAAGCTTCTAAACTAATCAAGTCTCCTTTGTACTCACTGACATATCCACGACCAAAATCTTCTCCATCACATCTGATAAAACGTAATACGATCCAAGGAGATACATCTAATTTAGATTTACCATCAGTACCTGGTATCTTTTCTCCTTTACATTCTTGATACCAAAAATGATTATCTCCTACTCTTTTAACGTAAGTGTATATATCAAGATCACTATCCATTGACTCAGCATCATAGTTTTCTTTCTTCATTATCTGCTCTATAAATTCAGCAGGTAAAGCTTGAGGATGTACTGATTCTTTTGTAATTATTTCTAAAACATTACCAACTGCATCTCTCTTACAAACAAACTTTGATAGTGGGTAAACTTTTAATCCTTCATCTGTTAGGTAAAGCAAAGCATTGCCACCAACTATTAAATGTTTAAGAGCTTCAAACATTGCAACTCTGTCGTTAGATATTTCTATCTCATTCATCAAAGCTGTTTCTATTGATCTAAGTCCTTTATCTATCTCAGTCTCTAGTCCTTCTTGTCCTTGTTTAAGTAATTCAAGACTATCAATACTTAGTTTAAAGAAGGCAGTTGAAGGAGGAAGTAAAGCAAAGAGAAGTTTACTTGCAAGACTATTAACACCTCTAGCACCTACAGCTTGGAAGGGAGTTTTTGTATTAGCTCTAGTACCAGTTGCAGTTTCTGGTATCAGTGTAGGGATAGTAAGTTTACTGCAATCTTTTGCATCATCATAATAACTAGACCTGTTACTTTCTAGTTGTGCGTATCTGCTTGCAGCAGTCTTACCAGGTGTTGAATAATCCATAGTTAAGCTCTACCTGTAATACCAGTAATTTTTAAAGAGTCACCAGGATTTTGAAACCCTTCTGTCTCTTGTCTTTTTATTTTTAATTCTTCTGTAGCTTTAGCAGTATCAATAGGATTATCTACACCAGTTTGAGAACCAGTTACTACAGGAGGTGCATCATCAAACTCAGGTCTTGGTGGTGCAGCAGCTTGTGAACTTCCAAAAAAACACATAGTTAATAACGTAAGTTACCAGAACCACCAGTAGGAATTTGTAAAGATCCTCTACTACCACCAATCATTCCACCACTTTTAACAAAACGTCTAGATTTTTTCTTAGGTGCTGGTGTTTCTGCTTTAGGTTTAGGAGTTGGTGTAGGTGCTGGAGTTTTAGCTACAGGTTTGACTGCTTTAGGTGCTGGAGTAGGAGCAGCCTTGGGAGTAGGTTTAGCGACAGGTGTTGGCTTTGCTACTGGCTTAGGTGTTGGCTTTGCTACTGGTTTGGGAGTAGGTTTAGCTACTGGTTTGGGAGTAGGTTTAGCTACTGGGGTGGGCTTTGGCTTTGCTACAGGAGTTGGTGCAGGTTTTTCTACCCTTCCCATGATTGGGCTTGGTTTAGGAGCAGGCTTTGGTGATGATCCTCTAAATACACACATGATTAATACTTAATGTTTGAGGTTGCTAATAAAGGTATTCGTAATGTTTGTGTACCTAATCTTCTTCCTGGTCTTTGGCCTGTTCTCTTTGGCTTGCCATCCTTTACAGACTTTCTATTACTACTGACAACAACTCTTTCCGCAGTCTTTTCAGGCTTCGGTGGTGTTGGTCGAGGTTCTGGTAAAGGTGGTGGCTTAGGTCTACCTCCGCACATGATTAGTTCTCCAAGACTGATTCAGTGAGCATAGTGTCTTTTTGCCTAGCTTGCTGTTCAATAAGATAGTCAACAAGAGATCGTTGCCCTGCTCTATACCATACCTCTCTATCAGTTAATGACAAATCAGGATGACGATTAGGGAATTTTTGATCTAAAGCAAAAATCAATTCATCTGTAATAACTGGAAGCTTTTCAGATGACATGATTAGTAAGATTTATAAGTATTGTAGTTCAATTTGGATAATAAAGTATAGCAGGTTTAAATTTATGTGATAAGGTGGTGATGTCATAGGAGAGTCTTTCTATTACAACACGAGAAATACCAGTAGCTGACCGCCATTAGTTACTGGTTTTTTTTGACTAAGCGAAAACACTGGTGACTTTATACCCGTTGGTTGCCAGTGTTTTTTTATGGAGTCCAAAGAGATACTTCTCCTGTCTTGTAATCAAAGTCTCCATCTCTCAGTATTCTTGCCAACTGTGCGTTAAGTACAGCATCAGCAAAGTTATATTTCTTTTTTTCATAAGCAGCTACTACCTTCTCCCACATCTGTTCTAGTGTTTTAGATTCTCCCAGTATCTTCTCTGCTGTTACTGGTCCTACTTTATCTATACCAAAATAGTTATCTGTACTGTCT